GGGGCGGCTCGTGCGCGCCGCCGGGACGGGTGGTGCGCCATGCCGGTAGCGGTCAGCGACCACGCGCTCCTGCGCTGGCTGGAACGGATCGGCGGGCTCAATGTCGAGGGGCTGCGTCGGGCGATGGAAGACAGCCTGACCACCGCCGGCGACGCCGCCAGCAAGATGGGCGGCGGCGATTACCTGGTGGTGATCGACAAGGCCGTGATCGTGGTGCGCGACGGCACCGCCACAACGGTCATGAACTTCCGCAACAAGGCGCACCTGGCCCGGGTGCTCACCCGCGGCGACGGGTAGTGCCATGGGCGCCGCACCGCTCTTCGACTGGCCGGTCATGAAAGAGCTGCGGCGTCTGAGAACCGAGCGCGACGCGCTCATCGAACGGATCGCCGAGCTGCCCCGAAACAGCCACCGGCGCATCGCCCTGCAAGAGCGGCTGAAGACGCTGACCGCGCAGATACTGACCTTGGAGATCGAGCATGCCCGCGGCGCCTGACACACCATCCCATATTGCGCCCTATGTGCGCGCGCTCGGGACCGAGGCGGCGCTGAGGCTGATCCTGGAGCTTGGCGGCACTGATATCTACCTGCCGCGCAGATCCTCGAAAACCAGCAAGGCGGCGCTGCTGGTGGGTGCCGAGGGCGTCGAGAAGCTTGCGGGAGAAATCGACGCCGACTACGTTAAAGTGCCGCTTGCGCGGCAATGGGCGGCGCGGCAGCTGCGCGCGCAGGGGCTCGGCACGGCCGAGATCGCGAGGGCGGTTCGGGCTGACACGTCGACGGTGCGCCGTTGGCTGAACGGCCCCGATCCGCGGCAGGTCGAGATGTTCCCCGAGATCCCCCGGAACGGCCCGTCCGCGCAGGCGCGCGGATAATACCCCCCGGTTTTCCCCGCTATTTTCGGATCATACCGAAACGAGGCAGGCGGCGGAGATGCAGACGAGCGCGGCGGGGATCGCCTTCAACGAACGGCTGGAAGGGGTGGTGCTGCGCGCTTACCGCTGCCCGGCCGGCAAATGGACCATCGGTGCCGGCCTGACCGCCGCCTCGGGCGTGGTCGATCCCGGCCCCGGCATGGTGATTACCGCAGAGGAAGCCTCGCGCCTGATGGGTCTCGCCCTTCAGACCCGCTACGAGCCGGCCGTCCGCCGTGCCATGCCCGCAGCGAAACAGCACGAGTTCGACGGCGGGGNCAGCTTCCACTGGAACACTGGCGCGATTTCGCGGGCGTCCTGGGTGCCCGCGTGGGCCGCGGACGACATGGGCGGGATGCGCGACCGTCTGGCGCAATGGAACAAGGGCGGCGGCAAGGTGCTGCCAGGGCTGGCCCGTCGCCGCGAGCTGGAAGCCAACTTGATCGAGTTCGGGGATTACGGCGTGCCGGCAACGCCGCGCCCGGCCCCGCGCCAGCCTGCGCATCTTGCGCGCGTGACGCTGGATCTCGCCTCCACCGAGATCGCCGCCGCTCGCCGGGGCTTCGCGGTGCTCGGCTATGTGCCGGGCGATGACGCGCGCGGGATCGCCGTCGAGGCCGTGCGCAAGTTCCAGGCCGACCACGACCTGACCGAGGACGGCATCCTCGGCCGCGCCACGCTCTCGACGCTGCAGCGCCGGCTGGATGCGCGGAGCGGCGCAGCGGTGGGCGGCGTGGCCACCGGCGGGGGCGCGGCTGCCGTCGCGACCGATCCGCTGCCCGAGATCGCGGCCATCGCCTGGGCAGATATCGCCGTTCTGGTCGGTGGCCTTGTCGTGCTGGGCTGGCTCGCTTGGCGCTACCGCGATGTGGTCGCCGCGAAGATCCACCCCGTCCTGCCGCGCGCCGCGGCCTTCCTTCGGAGCCTCAAATGAGCAGTGCCATTGCCGCCCTCGCCCTGCAGATCGGCGTGCCGATCGTCAGCCGCGTCCTGACCCGCCGCCTCGGCGCGCAGAACGCCCAACTCGCCACCGATGTCATCGGCGCGGTCGCCGGTCGCCTGGGCGTCAGCGTGGACGAGGCCGAAGTCCTGGCCGAAAGCAACCCGCCGCGCGTCGTCGATGCGCTGCGCGAGGTCGAGGCCATGGCGCCCGAGATGATCGCCCTGCATGCGGCGGCGCTGGAAGGGCAATACGCCCTGCTGCAGGCCGAGCAGAAAGGCCCCTGGTGGGGCTGGGCCTGGCGGCCGCTGATGATGTGGCTGCTGGCCTTCCTCTGGCTCTGGACCATCGTGCTCCTGCATGTCGCCAATGCCTTCTGGCGCATTGCCCTGCCGCCGGTGGATCTGGGCGTGCTGCTGAGCCTCACCGGCATCTACATGGCGCTCTACATGGGCGGGCACACGGTCAAGGACTGGGTGCGCATCAACCGGCAGGGTGCAGGGGGTGGCGCGTGAAGTTCGAGGGCTGGTGATGGACGATCTGAAAAGCTGGCTTGGCCCGGTCGCGACGCTGCTGGCGATGGCGAACCTCATCTACACCTGGATCACCGCGCGCAGCCGGGTCAACGAAGCCAAGATCGACGGGCACGATACCAAGCTCACCGAACACGACCGGCGCATCCAGAGGGTCGAGAACGAGCTCGGGCACCTGCCGAACAAGGATGAGGTCGCGGGCCTGCGACTGGCAATCGCCGAGGTGAGCGGGCGTCTGGGCCGCATGGAGCAGAGTAACGAGGGGCTGGTGCGGGCGGTCCGTCGGATCGAGGACTACCTGATGAAGGAGAAATCCTGACATGGCGCAGCAAGAACACAAGGGCCTGCCGGTCTCGGGCTACCAGCCGCAGTCCGACGAGGCGGTGACGATCGTCAACATCATGAAGGCGACGGAAGAGAAGCTGCTGCGCGCCCTCGATGACCTGGCCGAGCGCGACGACGTCGACAAGCGCTGGCTGTCGATCGGCCGCACCCAGATCGAGCAGGGCTTCATGGCAGTGAACCGCTCGGTGTTCCGCCCTGGCCGGGTCCGGCTGCCGGGGGACGAGGCATGATCTACATCATCCTCACCATTCTTACGGCCGCGGGGCCGTTGGGGCAGCTGCGTTCGGAGGAGCCGTTTGCGACGGCGGAGGCTTGCGCGGCGGCCATCGCGGCCGAGGCACCGCAGCTGGCACGGCTGCAGAGCTTGCTGGTCGCGCGGCTCGGCCGACCGGTGCGTATCGATGCACGCTGCGTCGATCTTTCGCCCGGCACGCCGGCATGACTGAGACGACGGAGGTGAATGGGTCATGAGTTTCGACGAACATCTGGCGCATGACGCGCGGCTGGTGATCCTGAAGGAGCTGGCCCGCCAGCGCGACGGGCGGCTCAACGAAAGCCTGATCGTCAAGGTGCTCGACCTGTTCGGCTATCGGCGGTCGCGCGACTGGGTGCGCACCCAGCTCATGGCGATGGCCGAGCTGGGCGCGGTCGCGGTGCACGAGGCCGGCTCCGTCATGGTCGCCCAGATCACGCGCGCCGGCCGCGATCACCTGGAGCTGCGTGGCGAGATCGCAGGTATCGCCGCTCCCACGGGCGAGGCCTGAGGCCATGGCGCGACGCTTGGGACGGGGTCGCCTCTCGACGCTCGACCTGCTTCCAGACGAGGCCGAGGCCGATCTCGTCTGGCTCAACACCGAGCTGCGCGAGGGCCGGCAGACGCAGGTGGCACTGCTCGACGAGTTCAACGAGCGGCTCGCCCGCCTGGGGATCGCGCCGATCTCGAAGGGCGCCTTCAGCCGCTACAGCGTGCGCAAGGCGACGCAGTTCCGCCAGCTCGACGAGACGCGGCGCATCGCCGCCGATCTCACGGACGCGCTCGGGGTCGACAGCGCCGATCAGATGACCATCGCGGTGGCCGAGATGCTGAAGATGTCGGCCTTCAAGCTGGCCGAAAGCGGCGGGCTCAATCCCATGGACGTGATGTCGCTGGCCCGCGCGGCGAAGGACGTGACCACGGCGCAGAAGACCTCGGCCGACTACCGGCGCGGCATCGAGCGCGAGATAGCCCAGAAGGTTGCCGAGGCGGCGAAGGACGTGGCCGAGATCGGCAAGTCGCTGGGCGTCTCGGAAGAGGCGATGCGCAAGATCAACATGCGGCTTGCAGGGGTGGCCTGATGGGCAATGCACGCCGGATCCCGGAGAACCGCGAGGCGATCTTCATGCCGTATCAGGCGAGGTGGATCGCCGATCGCTCGCGGCTGAAGCTGATCGAGAAGAGCCGCCAGATCGGCCTCTCGTGGTCGACCGCCTATGCGATGGTCAGCCGGATCGCGGTGCAGGGCGCGCGCAACGACGAGTGGGTGTCGTCGCGCGACGAGATCCAGGCGCGCCTTTTCCTCGAGGACTGCAAGCTTTGGGCCGGGATCGCCGACATAGCGGCGCGCGACCTGGGCGAGGTGGCGATCGACGAGGCCGGCAAGCACTCGGCCCTGGTGCTGCGCTTCGCCAACAACCGCCGCATCCATTCGATGAGCTCCAATCCCGACGCCCAGGCGGGCAAGCGCGGCGGCCGGGTGCTCGACGAATTCGCGCTGCATCCCGATCCGCGCAAGCTCTGGACCATCGCCTATCCGGGCATCACCTGGGGCGGTTCGATGGAAGTGATCTCGACCCACCGGGGATCGCGCAACTTCTTCAACCAGCTGGTGCGCGAGGCGCGCGAGGGCGGCAACCCCAAGAGGATCAGCCTGCACCGCGTGACCCTGCAGGATGCGCTTGATGCCGGGTTCCTGTGGAAGCTGCAGGCCAGCCTGCCCGCCGACGACGAGCGCCAGGCGATGGACGAGGCGGCCTATTTCGACTGGGTCAAATCCGGCGCCGCCGATGAGGAAAGCTTTCTGCAGGAATACATGTGCCTGCCCGCCGACGATGACGCGGCCTTCCTGGAATACGACCTGATCGCCTCGGCCGAGTATCCGCAGGGCACCGACTGGCGGGCTGCCGAGGGCGGTGAGCTTTATGCCGGGGTGGACATCGGCCGCAAGAAGGATCTGACCGTGCTCTGGGTCGTCGAGCGGCTGGGCGATGTGCTCTACACCCGCCACGTCGAGGCGCTGCAGAACATGTCGAAGCCGCAGCAGGAAAAGGTCATCTGGCCGTGGTTTCAGAAATGCGCCAGGGTCTCGATCGACAACACCGGCCTCGGCATCGGCTGGGTCGATGACGCACAGGCGAAGTTCGGCCAGTACAAGGTCGAGGGGG